AGGCGGGCGTGACGGAGGCCCCCATGCGGGCCGCGATCAGCGGGTCGGCACCCTGGCTTTCGCTGCCGGGATACCAGCGCCAGACAACGCCCGACATATCCATCGGCGCGCCGTCGGCCCAGATGCGCCCGATGCCGGTGACTTGCCCTCCCGGGCCTCCTCCGCCTCCATTCTCTCCCCCGGAGAGAATGGTCCCTCCGGGACCGGCTTCGGAGCCTTCACACAGTGCAACCGCGAAGGACGCGGAATAGAGATACTCGGTCGTCGTGACCGTCGGTCCGCGCCGACGACCGCCCTTGCCGCCCCCGCCCTGGGTCTCGGTCGTGACGATCTCCTCGCGGAAATCGGTCGCCCAGATGATGTTGCCCCCGAGGCGCATCCTCCCGAAGAGGCGCGGCAAGACTGTGCCCTCGGTCGCGGACGTGATCCGCAGACCGTCCAGGCGCGCGCCCTCGATGCGCTGGCCGGGTGTCAGCGACGCCAGCAGATAGCTGTCGACAACCGAACCGATGGAGGAACCGACCAGCCCCCCGATGGCGGCCCCGGACAGACCGAGGATGGTTCCGCCGAAGCCCGCGCCCAGCGCGGAGCCGACAGCACCGAGGACGAGGGTCGCCATGTCAGAGGATCTCCGAATGTGCAGGAAAGAGGAAGGCCAAGGCGATGCGCCGCGCCCATGCGGTCGTGAGCGGTTCCTCGACCACGCCCAGCGCCTCGTAGGCGTGCAGGAAGCTGGCAGGGCCGGTCAGGATGCCGATGTGCTTGGCGATGGCCCCGCGCCGCATGCGGAACAGCACCAGCGCCCCCGGGCCGGCCTCCGCGACCGGCACCATCAGCATCCAGCGGCCCGCCCCGTCGGCGAGAACTTCGAACGGTCCGGCCTCGCCCCAGTCCCGGCTGTAGGCGGGCACCGGCAGTGGCTCGGGGCCGACCACCTCGCGCCAGACCCCGCGCGCCAGCCCGAGGCAGTCGCAGCCTGCGCCTTTGACGCTGGCTTGATCGTGGTAGGGCGTGCCGAGCCAGCCGCGCGCGGCGGCGATCACGCAGGCCGGATCGGCGGGCATCAGAGCACGCTGCCGTCGTGACCGGCGTCGCGGACGGCATAGCGCAGGACCGAGTCCTGACCCGGGATCGTCGGAAAGCCGCGGAAGTTGACCGCGTTCGCAAACTTCGCCGCGCAGGTGTCGATCCGCTTGTCGCATCCTGCCCGGATGGTGAAGGCGTGCCCGACCGCGATGGCACGGACTGGCTCGCCCAGCAGGGTGATCATCACGTCGCTGCCCGCCTTCTCGTGGATCATGACTTCCGTCCGCCGCCCGGCATTCGGCCCGCTCGTCCATTCGACCGTACCGAAACTGAAGAGGTTGTCGGCGAAGCCGCCGAGGCCGGAGGCAAGGAAGGCACGGTCGCGCAGCAGGGTGATCACCGCCCCGGTGCCCTTGTAACCCGCCGCCTCCAGGTTCACGCCGCAGCGCGTATCGCCCAGCGCCGCGTCGCAGGCGGCCTGAAACGTCCGGCCCACGGTCTGCCCGAGGGCGTGCGCCATGCTGCGCACTTCCGCCACGAAGGCCATCCGCCCGCGCCTGATCTGGCCGACATTGCCCTGCCGCATCAGCACCCGCTGCGTCGTGTCGGCCCAGTTGACCCGCCAGGCCTCGACCGCCGCGTTGTCCCAGCGCCCGTCGATGATGTCGGTCTCGGTGATCCGCCCGGACATCAGCACGCCCTCCGCGTCCTGCGCGTCGACGGACAGGTCCGAGCCCGAGCGGACTTCCGAGGCGATCAGCCCGCTGTCGGGCTCAAAACTGGTGCCGAGGAAGGCCAGCGTGCGGTCGTGATCGGTGAAGCCGAGGACGACACCGTCGGCACGGGTGATCCGCCAGCACCACGCAAGCGTGGTCGTGCCGTCGTCGAGATGCGCCTGCAGGGTGGGTGCCAATGCCTTCATCGTCTGATCTCCATCAGCGGTATCGAGGTGATCGAGCCGAGGCGCTCGATGTCGAGGTTCACGTCCATGGAGTCGCTGTCGAAGCGGACCGGCACGTCGAATTCGAAGCCCGCCGCCACCGCGACGCCCGATCCCGGTGCCGTGGTGAAGCTGACGATCCCGGTCGTCGTGTCGACGGTCCAGCCGGTCAACTGCTCCACGCCGCCAAGTGCCACGCGAACGGTTCCGGCCACCGGCTTGACGATGGTCCGCGTCCAGGACTGCGCGCCGGAGACATACCGTTTGGACAGCTGGAAGAAGCGGTTCGATCCCGTGCCGGTGCCGATTGGCTGGTCGGTGAAGCCCGGAACAGCCGAGGGTGCGCAGGATTTGAAGTCGGACCAGTCCTTGAACCGGAAGCCGTGAAGCCGACCGTTGCGGGCTTCGAAGAAGGCCACGACTGTTGCCAGATCGTCGGCACGCCGGACGCCATAGCCGACGTCATAGCGGCGACGGCTGTTGGCCCAGCTGGCGTTGCGTTCCTCGTCGCCGGAGAACAGTTCGACGATCTGGGTGCGCCGCTCCGGCCCGCCCCGTGCGCCACGGCTGATGTTGTCGGGGAAGCGCACTTCATGGAACGCCATCATATGCCCCTCCGGCCAGCGCTGACGGCGCGGGCAATGTCGGCAGCGACCTGCGTGCGCGATTGTCGGAAACTTTCGGCGTCGCGCGCCATGATCGTGACGGAGATGTTCGGGGACGCACTTTGCCCTTGCCCATATCCAGAGGCCTCCCGGCGGGAGAGGACGCGTTCGCCGCGCTGCAGGATGGCAGGCATTTCGTCAGGCCTGATCCCCGCCCAGCCACCCGCGTGCATGCGCGGCGCATTGGCAAAAGCCAGCGCCGGGACCATGCGACCGGGGCCCGGTGATCCGACGATGCCACCCGCATGCAGGATGTTTGCGAAGATACCACCAGCGCCGCCAAGCGCGCCCGACAGGGCATTGGCGATGGGGCCGAGGATGAAGCGCCGCGCCGCCAGTTTCGCCAGATCGGCGATCATCGAGGTGACCAGATCGCGGAAGTCGAGCTTGCCGGTCTTGACGAACTCGCCCACCGCATTCTCGGCCGAGGTGAAGGCCCCGACCAGCGCGCTTCCGATATCGCCGCCAATGTTACTCGCCTTGGTGGCGTAGTCGGCGAGCGCTGCGGTTACCGCACCCCAGCCGGTCGCGGCCTGGTCAGCCCCGGCGGCAGCGTTCGCCCCGGCCTCGCGCGCAGCCGCACCAGCACTTCCGGCAGCAGTCGCGGTGTCGTCCAGTTCGGTATTCAGGGCATCTGCCGAACTGGCGGCATCTGCCAACGCTGTTTCAGCCTCCGTCCCCGTACCGATCACCGCATCGCGCAGCGCTTGCCAACTGGCCAGCGGACGACCCGCAGCATCGGCCAGCATGCCTGCTGCTTCGCGGGAACCGTCAGCCCGGCCACGCGCATCGTCTGCCATCGCGCCAAGCCCGAGGTTGGGTGGTTCAAGATACGTGCGCGACAGCGCGGCCGAGAAGGCATCTGCGGCGGCAGCGCCAGCAGCCGTTGCGGCACCCTCGAACGGGTTGCCGATCCGGCCCAGTTCCACCGGGTCGAGTGTGCCGATCCGGACCCCGCCTTCGCCCACGGCCCAGTCGGGCAGCAGGTCCAGCGCGGCGTTCAGCCCGTTGATGAAATTGTTGATGCGCGTCACGACGCCGTTCAACATCGCCTCGACACCAGAAATCAGCCCGTTTGCGGCCTGGAAGGCGAAATCACCGATGGCGCCGGGCAGACTGCCCCAGATTGCCACCGCCGCATCATAGGCTCCCTGGAAGATCGCCGCCGTCCGGTCGCCGAAGCTGACAAAGCCTGCAATGGTGCCTTCCATCACAGAAAGCCTGGCCGCCTTCAGCCCCTCCCAGCCCGCAGCCATGTTGGCGAATGCAGCGTCGAGTGACAGGCCGATGCGCGACCAGACCTCCGATGCCAGATCACCCAGCAGCCGGAACGCCTCGCCCACGCCGCCGACCCGGGCAACAAGCTGCGAGAACTGATAGACCAGTTCCCCCGCGCCGACGATCAGAGCCCCGATGCCGGTGCGGATCAGCGCCCCGCGCAGGAACACGAGTGCGGTGGCGAGGCCGCGCACTGACAAGGCGGCAACGGCCAGCCCTGCAACCCAGCGACCCGCCATGAAGGCGGCGAAGGTCGCGGCATAGGTGGCGAGCCGTTCGAGGTTGTCGAAGACTGCGGTGATTGCGCCGCCGATGGGTCCGGTGCCGCGTGCCATGTCGGCCAGCGCATTCGCCACCGTCTCCAGCGCCGGTGCGACGGCAGCGGTCAGGCGGTTTGTGAGTCCGAGCCAGATCAGGCTCAGCTTGGCGATGGCATCGCCCGTGCGTTCGATCTGCGCCGCATCGGCCACGCTGACCGCCACCCCGAAATCCTGCACGTCCTTTGCCGCTTCCCGCAAGGTCGCGGAGTCGATGCGCAGAAAGGCCAGCGCCGCCCGGTCACCGAAGAGGTCGGATGCCACGGCGGCGCGCTCGGCTTCCGGAACGAACTGGTTCAGGGCCTCCTGGATGGCGACGATGCGCTGGTCGAGCGGCAAGGCCTGCAGTTCTGCCGCCGTCAGGTTCAGCCTCTGCAGTGCCCCCACCGCCGAGCCTGATCCGGCAGCAGCTTCGGAAAGCCGCGTGGTCAGCTTCTTGGTGGCCTGTTCGATCTCGCCCATCGAGACACCGGCCAGTTCCCCAGCCCATGTCAGCACTTGCAGGCTTTCGACGGTGGTCCGGAGCGAAGCGGCCATGTCAGCCTGCGCGCCGATGACATCGAGCCCCGAGCGGACCATTGCCACGCCCGCAGCAGCAGCGGCGGCGGTGACCGCCGCCAGCGCTATCCCGGCTTCGCGGGCGAAGCTGCCAAGCCGAGCATTGGCCAGTTCCATTTCGGAGGACAGGCGGCTAAACCCGCGCGTGCCCGCCTCGCCAATCCCTTCCAACTCCGCACGGACCTGACGGCCGCCTTCGGCGACTAGCCGGACACTGACCCTTTTCTCAGCCATGGCCGTCTCCGATCTGTTCGTTGAGCTTGCGCACCATCACCGCTTCGATTTCGGGAAGCAGTTCGGCGGCGATGAGGGTGTCGATGCCAAGCGCCCGTGCCATCGCGAGGGCCGCGCCCATGTCCCAGCCAAATACGGCTCCGGGGATCGCCCGCAGCTGGCCGCCAAGGCGGCCGACCAGATCCCAGACCTGCCAGCCGTCTTGCGTCTGTGGACGGTTCAGTCTTGCGGGGCAGTCGGGGCAGCGCCCCGTACAGGCCGCGCAGTAGCGGTCGCCCCCGCCGAAGGACCATTCGGCAAGAGCGCGGAGACGTTTTTTTCTGCCTCCAGGATCAGACCCTTGGCGACGTATTGGGTCTGGAAGGCCTCGAAGACCGGCCAGATTTCCAGAAGAGCATCGATACCTTCGGGCGAGACCGGCACAGCATCGCCCGCGTCATCACCCACCCCTTCCCAATCCAGGACCGCGCGGCGGGCGACGGCCTTGGCCATGGCCAGCGCCAGTTCCTCCTGCGTGGCGGACTCTGGCAGGGCTTCGATAGCGGGATCGGCGCGGGCCGAGACCATCAAGGCGGTGGTCAGCGGCGCGACCTGCAGGCGCAGGCCGGGGGCGAGGGTCAGCCAAGCAGGGGCTGCGGTCAGGTTCAGTCTGATCATGGTCAGTAACTCACAACAGTGTTGACGAGGACGGCGGTGCACATGCGGGCGGGGCTGACGGCCTTGGCCGCCTGCCAGTCGAAGGTGGCCTGTATGCCTTGCGGGCCCGGGATCTCGATCCGGGGGCGCGGCAAGTAGACGGCATGGGCGGTGAAGGTGAAGCTGGCGTTGGCCCCGAGGCTCCAGGCGAAAACCAACTCGCAGGGCGTGCCGTCGATGGCCTGCGTGATCAGCGTGCTATCGGCGAAACGGACCTCGACCCGGCCAGTCAGCGCGGCCATGCCGGGGTCGGCCCCCTCGATGCGGCCGTCCGAGCGGATGGTCTCGATCCGGTCGAGGCCATTGGAATAGGTCACCTCGGCCGAAATTACATTGCCGAGTGGCGAGCCATTGCGGGTGATCGCGCCGTTGAAGTGCCCGAACCGCTGCAGGGCGAGCGAGGTTGGCGTGCCAGCGGCAGTGGCCGCCGCGACGCTTTCGCCCTGCGCAACCAGCCGCGCTGTCGCGGTCAGCAACCCCGACCGCGCCATCTGCCACGAAAGCTGATCGCAGACGCAGCCGGTGTACATCGCATAGCGCGGCACCTCGGGCATGGCCGTCTCGATGGCCATGCTCGGCAGTGTCCAGTTGCCGGACTGGAAGGTGTGGGTCTTGGGCGTGGTGCCAGAGGTGACAGGCGCGCCGAAGGCTGCTTTCAGCCACAGCCCAAGGTTCTCGACGTCGATCGGCACCACGACATCGCCGTCGGCGGTGACCGCGTCCTTGATCGGGGCCAGCGGGTCGCGTCCCTGGCCCAGCAGTTCCGACGCGATCAGCGGCTGTTCAGAGCCGAGCGTGGTGCTGGCAAAGGGCATCGTCCGGTAGCCCGTGGCGGGAGCGGTGCCGTAGACAGATTCGAACGCAAGCGCCATTTGCGCCCGCGCCCCATGGGCTCGTGCCATTGTTGTCTCCTATCGTGAGAGGGGTCAGGCCAGTGGATCGGCCGTGGAATAGTGCAGGATGACCGGGATCACCGCTGCCTTCAGGCTGGCGGCACCCTCGACGGGCAGATCGACCGGGCGCGGTGCTTCCGCCTCTACCCAATCGCAGAGGCCGCCCAGCGTGCGGTCGGCGGCAAGCGCCGCGCCGATGCTGGCGCAGAGGGTGTCGAAGGTGGCATCACGGGCGGAACCCTGAACGACCGCTTCGATCTCGGCCCGGTGCTGATAGTGGTAGCGCAACGGCGAGAGCGTCACCTCGGGCTCCCCCGGCTCGCCATCACGCAGGATCAGGAGGCCTGCCGTGGGGACGCGTTCGGGCAGCACGTCACCGCGCAGGACGGTGGCGGGCAATGCTGAAAGCCGCGCGTGCAGCGCGGCGAGGATGGTTTCGCGGGGGGTGGGCATTCGATGATCCTGAAGCTATCAATCTTCGGCAAGTCTTCAGAGAAGCAGTTCAGTTCTCGGTCTATGAGAACAGTGAGAGGGAAGTTTTCGATGGCTGACTGGATTTATGTTGATAACTCAAATGTCTTCATTGAAGGCCAACGGGTCAGTGCAGTGCAACAGGGCATGGCGCTGGACATCTATGACGCTATGGCCAACAGGATCATCGACACCAGCTATCGTATCAGCTTCGGAAAGCTGTATCAGTTTATCGCGGGGGCCGATCGGAAAGAGACCGCGCGCGCGATGCTCTTTGGGTCGAGGCCGCCGCAGAATGATGCAATTTGGGACGTCGCGAAACGCGCCGGATTTGAAGTAGTCACCCATGACAGAAATGCAGCGAACAAAGAGAAGAAGATCGATACTGGCATCGTTACACAGATGACACGTGATGCGTATCGCAACGCGGCGCCGGGCGACGTATTCACCATCGTCTCGGGCGACTCGGATTACGTACCAACGGTCGAGACCCTGATCAAAGACGGGTTCAGAGTTGACGTAGTTTTCTGGGATCATGCAGCACGTGAGCTCCGGGAATCATGTTCCAATTTCATTTCTCTAAACCCGCACCTGAACACATTGACGCCTTGATCTGTGTTTCGGTCCAGTCTCTGACACGCCTGCTTGGCAATAGTCTCTAGCCGCGCCCCGCCACCCAGTTCGCCACAATCAGCCCCGGCACACAGTTCGCCGCCCGCTCGGCATCCCTTGCCAGGTCCAGCCGTTTTGGTAGCTTAACCTGCGACACCAACAGGAAGATCGGCGCGGTCACGACGCCCCTGCCGGTTTTCGACTTTGACGCCACCGCACGCCCCTTTGTATTCAGCCGCCCTTCCGCCACCAATAGGCTCGGTCCCCGACGGCGATAGATGAACCGAAGGCGCAGGCCGGTGCGGCGTTCCCATTCGCCGGGGGTGGTCGAGGCACTGCCGCGACGGCCGCCGCGCGTGGACTTGCCTGCTGCTGGCGTGGGGATCGCCAGCCAGAACCCGTTTTTCGAGCGGATCAGCGGACCGGTGTCATGCGCGCCGATGATCACCGGGGCGTTCGACCAGACCAGTGCCGCCGCGTTCAGGCTTTCGCCGGACTTCGGGAAACTGGCGGAGCGGATTGAATTGGCGAGGCGCGTGCCCAATCCCGCGCCGGTGATCTGGGCGCGCCAGGCGGATTTCAGGCCGGTGCCTGCCTCGCGCATCGCGGTGGTGACAGCGCGTTCCCCGGCTACGACCTCGGCCGCCAACAGGGCGACGATGTCGGGATCGATGGCGAGTTTCAGTTTCACGCTGGCCTCAGATCGACAGTCCAGACCAGCCGCTCGCGATCACGGACGGGCTCGCCCTGAATGAGGAAGGCGTCGCCGTCGATTTCCACCCTGTCGCCGGGGCGCGGGTTCGGCACCTCGGCGACGCGCAGGTCAATCCGGGTGGTGTCGGACCAGAGACGTGCATCGCCGAAGTCGGTGACGGCATCGGCACGCCAGGCGACGATGCGCACCAGAACAGGCGCGCCGCCGTCGGCGATGTAGACCGCGTCGCGCCCCACGTTCGGATCGGCGAAGAGTGCGCCGACGGCGGCGGCGAAGGCGCTCATCAGAACGCGCCGTTCAGACGCACCCGGCCGATCAGGTCGGTCGCCCCGCCTGCCACGGCCTCGGTCGCCACGCCGATCAGCGTGTTCGCGGTCAGGGTTTTGGTCGTCTGCTTGGCGGTGTTGTCCCAATAGATCCTGTCGCCCGCGGCCCAAGCCTGCGACGCGACCTTCTTCAGATCGTAGACGCCCTCGACGGCTGTTTCGACCGAATCACCAAGGATAGCGGTGCCGGAAGCGACACCGAAAATGGACCCGACAAGCAGGCCGTCGCCGGAAGTGACAGCATAGGGCGCGGTCAGGGTGATGGTATTGCCGGGCTGGACGTAGTTCTTCATCGCGGATGTCCTTTCGCGAACATGGAGACAGGCGGCGCGAGGGCCGCCTGTCAGGGTTCAGGTGATGGGATTGTCGCGGCTTAAGCGCCGGGATTTCGGTAAAGACCGCGCCAGTCGATGGCCTTGGCGCCGAAGTCGAGGCGGCACTTGATCTCCACCCCATCGACATCGAAGCCGTTGCGGGTCTCGATGTAGGCACCCTGCTGACCCTCCAGATAGGCGTATTCGATGGTATCGATCTGGTTTGGGCTGGCCGCCAGATACCAGGCGGTAGGGCTCGCGGCATCAAGCCGCGGCTCGCTGATCGGGCTCAGCGAGCGGATTGACTGGGGCACCACGGTGGCAGGCGTGGCGGGAACAAGGTTCTGGGCCACGAGTTGCTCGGCCCTGAGTTCCAGCGCGGCGGGCACGATCAGGAAAGCCGGGCGGATGTTCAGGACCGTCTTCTTGTCGAACCCTGTCTGCAGCGCCATCGCCGCCCGGGCCGCGCCCACGGCATCGACGGCCAGTGCCGTGCCGGTCGCGGCCAGGTTCCTGTGAGTGGGGTGGAACAGCGCGTTGCCGTCGGCCATCGCCGGGTTGGCGGTGATGATGCCCCAGACGACATCGCTTTCCAGCTGCGCGATGGAGTTGCCATACATCGCCGGGATCCGGGTGAAGGCATCCAGATCGTCGTTGATCAAGGTCTGGCGGGTGATCGCGACCACCCGGCCATAGGTCTTGACCTTGTAACTCTCCTTGGACTCGCCGAGCGTGCCGCGCTTGAACTCGCCGCTTTCGCCGACCTCCAGAAGCTGGGGTGCCTCGCCCAGCTGGACACGGTGCATGGACTTGAAGTCGGTCGCCAGCACTTGGCGGCAGAACAGCATGAAGGTCCGCGGATAGGTCTCATAGGCCTGGCGCAGGGTCTTGTTGGTGACGGCGGATAGGATTTCGGGGAAGTCGGAGGTGGAATGCAGCGAGCGCGTCGCCACCTCGTCGCGCGACAGGCCGCGCGTGTTCACCCCCGCATTGGTCAGGCTTTCGCGGGCCAGTTCCAGAAGCGACATGCCGCGGTACTGGCGGGCAGAGTCGTCCAACTGGAACAGCGTCGGGCTGTAGCGATGCAGAAGGGCATTGGCCACGGCATCGCGGCGGGTCACACGTTCATCCCGGCCGCCGAGCGGGATCGAGACATGCGGGAAGGTGCGGGTCTCGTTGGATTTGGCAGCAACCTGGTCGAGGATCAGGCGGCGGGATTCATCGACGGTGACACCGCGTTTCACCAGATCCTCGGCAAAGCCGCGCTCAAGGTTCAGCCGGCCCGCCAGATCGTAGATGGTGGACACGCGATCACGCTCGGCCTCGCGGGCGCGGGTCGCAATGGCCTCGGTGTCGGGTGCAGGAGCCAGTTCCGACATTCGCGTGGCCGTCGGTTCGGGCTGCGCCGGGGCCGCGACGGGCTGCTGGCGGGTCTCGCTGCTGGCGGGGACATCCCCGGCCACGGTGGTCGTGCTCTCAGGCATGGATGCCTCCTTTTGCATGCGGATATCGATGATCTCGAGGGGAAAGCTGGCCTGATCGGCAGCGCGGACCTGCGCGCGGGGATCGGCGGGAACGGTCACGAAGCTGACCTCGAGCGGGGTCCAGCGTTCGACGATGCGCTGCTCGACCTCGCCCTTGGCGGCAGGCTCGACCACCTTCACCCGCTCGATGGAATAGCCGACCGAGACGTTCCGGATGATGCCGTCGCTGATCAGGCCGAACATCCGGTCGGCGGCCTGGTCCAACCCGTCGCGCGGGAAGCGGATGGTGGCCTTGCCTTCCTTGCCCTCGATCCAGGCGCGTTCGACCACGCCCACCTGCGAATGCGAGGACCAGACCGAGTGGCTGTCGAGCGCCGGGGCGCCCGCGTTGAGCCGCGTCAGGTCCACCGCCCGTTCGCTGACCTCGAGTATCTCGTCGAAGGGGACGGAGGTGTCCCAGCCGGTCCAGCGCCGCCGCCGGACGGCCGCGCCGGTGGTGAAGACCACGTCAACCGAGCGCGCCTCGGTGTTGACGGTCGCGGGCAGGATGGGCGCGCGCCGCAGCTGCATCGGCAGGGCGACCGGGGCCGCCATCATCGTGTCGGGCATGGCCCTAGTTCTCCTCTGCGTCGGATGGGGGTTCGGTCGTAGCACTGGCCGGATCGCCCGTCTGCGCACTGCCAGTCTTGGTGACACGGCGCGGATCGCTGTCGAGCACCAGCCCCAGCGCGTCGAGCTTGGCGTTGGTGGCAGCGATCTCGGCCAGCACCGCGTCGGGATTGCGGCCCTGTTTCGCGATCACCTCCGCCAGCGTCATCGTGCCCGAGCGTATCGACAGCAGGTTCGCCATCGCGTCCTTCTGCGGATCGACCGCTTCGAACTTCGGCGGCGACCATTCGACCGGCACATCCGGCGTCGGGATCTGACCCGCAGCCCAAGCGGCTTCGGTGAACCAGTGCCACACGGGCGCACAGAACATCGGGATGAACAGCTGCCACTGCACGGCGTCGATCTGGCGGCGGAACTCGACCAGCCCCGCCCGGATCGAGGAATAGTTGACCTGGCTGAGATCGCCGGTCAGCAACTCGTAAGGCACCCGGAACCCGGCCGAGATCGTGTGCAGGCTCGCCCGCTTGTATTCGCCATAGCCACCGGTGGCGGACGGCTGGTTGAACTTGATGTCCTTGCCGCCTCTGGCATAGGCGATCAGTCCCGGCTCGAACTGCTCGACCCGGTTGCCGTCGGCGTCGATCACGGTCGGCGCGATGCCTTGCTGGGATTCGTCGTCTCCAAAGACGATGGCGGTGACACAGGCTTCGGTCTTCTTGCGGACCAGTTCAGCCACCTCGTAGTCGTCGAGGTCGCGCAAGCTGCGGATCACCGGAGCGCCCCAGGGAACGCCACGCGCCTGCGTCCGCTGCTTTTCATAGACATGGGCGATCTCGGTCGCGGGAACCGGGCGGCTGTCGAGCCCGCCACGCAAAGCCCCATGCGCATCGCCGGGGTGTTCGGGATGCAACCAATAGGCGCGACGCTTGCCGACCGGATCGAACTCGATGCCTTGCACGATGCGCCCCGCACCGACGTTGCTGGACTTGGTGGCGTCAAGAAAGTCAGCCTCCAGCACCTGCAATTGCAGCGGCACCGCCAGACCATCGCTGGCCCGCCGAAGCCTGCGCCGCACCAGCACCTCACCCGCCTCGACCATTTCGCGGCAGATCAGCGTCTGCAGACCGTAGAAATCCAGTTGGCCGTCGGCGTCGCAATCCGCCGTCCAGCGTTCGAACAGGGCATCGACCTTTCGGTCCAGCTTGTCGTCGCCGCTGGCCGCACGGGGCATGATGCCGCTGCCCACGATGTTGTTCACCAGCACCGCCACAGCCTTGGCCGCATGCGGGTTGTTGCGGACCAGATCGCGCATCCTGTCGCGCAGCAGCGCCCCGGCGACACCGATCTCGGTGTCCGCAGAGGACCCCGGCGCGCGCCAGCCGTCCGTGCGACGGCCCTTGGACGCCCCATAATAGCCGCGCGTCAGGGTCTCGAAGGCCTGCCGTGCCAAGACACGCCGGGCCGCCATGCGCGGGGCGACCGAGGCGATGGCATGGTCCATCCAGTTCGCGGGCATCAGCGGTCCCCACGGGAGAAACCCGCCAACCCGGCCACCGGCAGCGGACGGGTCGTCCCTGCGATGGACCGTTCGATGGTCCGGATACGACCCAACAGATCCTCGGCCGAGCCATAGTCGACGGATTTTCCATCATAGCTGACCCGGGTCGTGCCGCTGGCATAGGCCCGGCGCAAAGCGGCCAGCTCGGTTTCCGTCCAGTCGGTCATGTCAAAACCATCCTCCGCGTCGGCCAAGCCAATCCGACTGGCGTTTTCCCTTGGGTGCGGCTTGCGGCCGGTTGACCCGCCCCGCCGCATCCTCCGTCGTCGGCGCGGCCCCGAGTTGATCCTCGAGATCGCGCCATTTCTCGTCGGTCCAGCGATCCGCGCCCGCGATCCAGGCGGCGGCGCGGGCATAGACCCTGCAATCCAGCGCCTCGTTGCGTTCGCGCAGCTTCTGCCATTCCAGCCGGGCAAAGCCGCGCTTGGTGCGCACCGTCACCAGTTGTTCGGCCACGAACTGCTTCAGCCATTCGTTCTCGACCCAATGCGGCAGATGTACCGAACCGGGCGGGAACGCTGCCCCTTCGGCCATGTCCTCCTCGGTCGGCCGTTCCAGCCTCAGGAAGCTATAGGTCTCGGCCTTGAAGGTCGACACCGCCACCGTCCAGAGCCGCGCGCCGCGCCGCAGGCGTTTGCCGCCCTCGGTCGCGTCGACGAAGGTCGGCCCCGACACCGGGCTGGAGCGGTTGAACCCCTCGACGCCTTTCACCGGCGACACCTGCGCGAAGCCTTGGGCCCGCGACCATGAATAGACCGCCGGGGCTTCGTATCCTGTGTCGATGGCGAGCCGCGCGATGCGCAGATGCGCGCCGCGTTCATGCGGCCAGGACCGGTCCAGCAAGGCCGTCAGTTCCGACCACGCGTCGTGCCGGTCCGGCCCGCCTTCGATCACGATGTGATCGACGAGCCAGCTTTCCAGACCGCGACCCCAGGCCCAGACATCGACTTCGATCCGGTCCTTCTGCACGTCGGCCCCGGCGGTCAGGAACAGCCCGCCCGCAGGCACCGTGCCGGATTTCCAGCGCTCGCGCCGGTCGTAGAGCCGCTGCCAGTCGGGGGCTTCGCCGGTTTCGACCCATGTCTCGCCGAGGATCGTGTTGCGGAACGCCTTGATCGCCTCGCCCGACCCTTGGGCCGCTTCCCATGACCGCACGATCCGCTCCCAACTCAGCCAGCCGATCGGCGAGTACAGCGCCGAGAGGTGATATCCGACCGTGGTCGGATCGGCGGCCACGGCGGTCGCCCGCCATTCGCCGTCCTCCAGCATCGCCGTCTTGTGATGCTCGCCGATGGGCGCATCACAGCCCTCGCAGTGATATTCCGCCGTCTCGGGCCGCCCTTTCTGCCAGCGCAGCCGGTCGAACTTCAGCCACTGAGCATGGCCGCAATGCGGGCACGGCACGAAGAACCGCCGCTGGTCGCTGGCTTCATATTCCCGCTCGATCCGGCTCAGACCCCGGATGGTGGGCGTCGAGACCAGGAACACCTTGCGCCGGTGGGCGAAGGTCAAGGATCGGGCCTCGGCAAGCGTCACCGGGTCGCCTTCCTCGTCGGCCGAGGCCGGATAGGCATCGACCTCGTCGAGGAAGATGTAGCGCGCCGGGGTCGAGCGCAGCCCGACCGCCGAGTTCGCGCCGGTCATGATCAGGATGCCGCCCGCGAATTCCTTGGACAGCATGGTGTTGCCCGCGTCGCGCGACCGGGCCGGTTTGACCCTCTCCCGCAGGTCGGGACTTTCGTCGATCAGCGGGTCGATCCGCTGGCGCGAGTTGCGCTTGGCCAGTTCCACGGTCGGCTGGACCGCCAGCATCGGGCCCGGCGCCTGGTGGATGGCAAAACCGATCCAGTTGTTGCCTGCCTCGGTCGCGCCGACCTGTGCCGCCTTCATGAAAACGATGCGCTGCATCACATCGCCGGGCGACAGCCGGTCCATGATCTCGCGCATGTAGGGCGTGCGCGCCGTGCGATACCGTCCCGGTTCGGCAGAAGCCCGGCCCGACAGCATCCGATGCCGGTCAGCCCACTGCGAAACGGTCAGGTCCGGATCAGGGGTCAGCCCCGCGCCCCAGGTGCGCAGGATTTCTGCTGCGCCGTCGAACTCCGTCAGGCCATCATCGTCACCGGAAGTCAGGCCGGACCTCGGCAAGCTCGTCGAGGTGGGCGCGTACATGTTTTTCCAAGGCCTTCTGCATCGCGGCCGGTTCCACGCCCAGTTCCGCCGCCATCAGCGCCGACGACCGCGCAGGCCAGTTCACCCATGCATCCCGCACCTCCCGCGCGAGGCGAAACACCAGCGACAGCGCCCGGGCCCGCTCGATCAATTCCCCCTTCAGCTTTTGCAGCCGGATGCGCCGCTCTTGCGCTTTCAGCACCTCGTTGGCGGTCTTGGCCTGCAGGTAGGTCGTGCCCCCGCCAACCGCTGGCACCGCCAGCCCCTGTTCGCGCAGAGTGTCGCCCACAGCAGCAACGGCCGCCTCGGGCACCGGCTTTAGCTTGGGCTCGGGCGGCTTTCGGGTCTTCGACGGGTCGGTCGTTTCCGCCCGACGCACATCGCTGGCCTTGGCATCGATGCTGCCATCGGCGAACAGCACAAGCCGTTCGGCCGTCTTCGCCTTCTGGATCGCGCCCCGGGAAAGCCCGACGTGCGCGGCGTATTGGCGCTCGCTCATGCCCTGCATTTGCGGCTCCGATTATCATTCAAAAACATATGCTTATTCAGTTGATAAGCGTCGCCGACAGAGATGCCGTAATGGGCGAGTCGCTCACGGACCCGGCGTTGGGCTGCCTGTTCCGTCAGAGGCTGGTTATCGTCCTGTCACGGGCGACCATTCCGGTCGGCCTCAACGATCCGAACGGGGGGAAGAGACCATGGATCATTTTGTCGGCATCGACGTATCTCTTGAAAGCTGCGCCGTTTGTGTCTTGACCCAGTCAGGCACTGTGGCGCGGGAAGCAAAGATCGCCTGCGAACCCGAGGCGCTGATCGCGTTCCTGCGCGAGATGGATGTGAGCATCACCGGCATCGGGCTCGAGGCCGGCCCCTTGTCGCAATGGCTGCACCGGCATCTCTGTGCTGCAGGGCTGGAAGCGGTGTTGATGGAGACGCGCCAGGTGAAAGGCGCATTGAAGGCCATGCCGATCAAGACTGATCGCCGTGACGCGCTCGGCATCGCGCAGCTGCTCCGCATGGGCTGGTTCCGCCCGGTACACTGCAAGTCGGTCTCGGCGCAGGAACTCCGGGCGCTGCTCGGGGCGCGCCGGACGCTTCAGAAGTCCATGATCAGCATCGAGTTGTCGATGCGCGGCATGCTGCGCGGGTTCGGCCTCAAGCTCGGCCAGATTACACGGCGGCGGTTGCCGGAGCGCGCCCGCGAACTGGCGGACGGCAACGAGATGCTGACGGCGATGGTGACCGCGATGCTGCGCGGCCACGCCGCCCTTCGCAGTGAACTCGCGAAGCTCGAGAACCGGTTGCGCCGGATCGCGCGGGCAGACCGTGTGTGCCGACTGATGATGACCGTTCCTGGCGTGGGCGCCGTGGTGGCGTTGCAGGTCAAGGCAGGGATCGATGATCCCGCGCGCTTCCGATCCTCGAAGATGGTCGGCTCGCACTTCGGCCTGACGCCGCGCCGCGAGCAGTCCGGCGAACGCGACGTGGTGGGGGCGATCAGCGCCGCCGGTGACCAGAACGTGCGTACTGCGCTTTTCCAGGCCGCGACGGTGATGCTCTATCAGTCGCAGACGAAAAGCTGGCTGAAGGCCTGGGGCCTGCAGGTCGCCAAGCGGCGCGGCATGAAACGCGCCGTCGTGGCCGTCGCCCGCCGCCTTGGCGTCGTCCTGCACCGGATGTGGAGCGACGGCACAACTTTCAGTTTGGCGCATCCGGCGGGCGCCAGCGCAGCGGCGTGATGGCGCGAACCCGTACCGGGTAATCCGATCGCCTTCCGCGCGCCAAACCGCCCCTTGAATTGGACCGCAAAGAATCCCGGTCCTCCGATGTCCCTTCGCCGGGACGCGGTCTCGATGATGCCGTACGTTCGCTGGTGCCGACCGCAAGGTCGAGCACGCCATCAGAGATCGGCACGCGAGATCCTACTGACCAGGCATGGAGTGGCGGCCCAGCGTCGACCACGGACGGAAGCATGATACCGGCGAAGTGGCTCTGAACACAAACCTTGGGAACGGTCGCTGCGACAGGCAAACACCAAGATCACGATCCGCGGCGCACCCACGTCGTGTGCCTTGCCATGCCCGGGTAGAAGTCAAGCATATGATTTTGCTTAGAAAGAAGATGTTTGACTTCACTTCTCCCATTACGGAAGCGAACGTCCTTTCAGAAGGACGATGCAACTCACCACGGAGCCACCGAAATGACCCGCCGCGCGACCGACAACACGAAAGCCCTCGACGCCTTCCTTGCCGCCAAGTTCGAGATCGACGCGATGCTGGCACGCCTCGCCGCCCTCAGCGCCGACCACTTCGAGACCAGCCCCGACGAGATCCACTGGGGGCACGTCGGCACCCTGAATCACTACCGCGCCACGCTGCGCGAGATCACCAACAGCGCCTTCAAGGAAGGCGAACACGCCGAGTGAGACGACCCACTCCCGGTCCCGCCCGCCGACTGGCGGGCTTGGCCTCGTAGAAGGGCTTGCATCCCGCGCGCCCCGACACGGAGACGACGATGACCCAGCTTACCGACACCCAAGCCCTGATCCTGAGCGCCGCCGCCAAGCGGCCAGCGCGCATCGCCCTGCCGCTGCCCGAAAGCCTGCGCGGCGGTGCCGCCGCCAAGGTGGTCGGCGCGATGATCGCCAAGGGCCTGCTGCAGGAGGTCGACGCCGACCTGCGCAAGGGCGAACCCATGTGGCGCGAAACCGGCGACGGCCACGGTGTCACGCTTGTCGCCACCGACGCGGGCCTCGCCGCCATCGGCATCGAGCCGGACAACGCGAACACCGCGCCTGAAGGCGCGGCGGACAAGCCGACCGAGGAAGCCGCGCCCGACACCCCCGCCAAACCCGACGCCGCGCCCAAGCCGCGTACGCCGCGCGAGGGCACCAAGCAAGCCAAGCTGATCGCCATGTTGCGCGCGCCGGACGGCGCAACCATCGAGGAGATCACGGTTGCCCTCGAATGGGCAGCTCACACGGTGAGGGGCGCGATGGCCGGAGCGCTGAGGAAGAAACTCGGACTCGAAGTGACTTCGGAGAAGGTCGAAGGGCGCGGAAGGATCTACAGACTGCCCGCTGCCTGATCGGTTTGCCGCCGAAGACTCCATTGCCGCCGTCCCATCAGGGGCGGCGCTTTTTCATTGCATCGACAGCAGATCGCGCGCCGCCGCCTGCAGGATGTCCTGCGCCATCCGGGGCTCGCAAGTATAGATGCCGCCCGGCTCAGGTTCGCCGACATTGTCCTCGAACCATTGCCGACCCTCGTCCGAGATTGGACGCAGGACCACGATGGTCCCGTGGTTGTTGATCTCGATGTGTTGCCAGTCGGACATGTGCCAAGGCTAGCATCCGTCGCCCGGCACCGCCAGCGGGGTCAGGAGCGACGCCATCTTTCGAACAGCCGCCGCAGGACGTAGGATCGCGCTATGCTCACGACGGTGAACACCGCGCCCATCTTGAGGTTCTGCGCCAGCGTCGTGTGCAGCCCGAAGACCGGGAAGATCAGGATCTGCGTCACGACTGCGACACCGTAGCCGACGATCACGTTGGCGACGGCTTCGACCAGCGACATGAGACGGGACTGCTTCATGCCGTCACCTCATCCGTCGGCAAACAGTTCAGCTGCCAGAGTTCTGAGCGCATGCGCCGCAACCAGGGGGACCACGCCGTTGCCACAGAGGCGAAGCCGGTCCACCCGGTGGGCCAGCCCATCAGCGCCTCGACGAACAGCGGGTTCAAGGTCCGGCGCACATCGGAGGTATCGCTCCCAGCCATCTGCGTCGCCAGGACCTGGCGGCCAAGCAGGCCGTTCACCGGTGTGTTCGCCAGTGTCGTCGCCCCGTCCTTGTGATCGCGCGCCGTCGGGGTCATCCACATCCCCGCCGCATGGGTCAGATCGGCCGACCGCCGATTGCCCGCGCTCGGCTTGCAGCCATCGTTCGCCATCGGCGTTGGCCAGTCGCGCGCCATCCGGTCCAGACCCTTCTCTTCCTTCCGCTCGCCGCCCCGACTGCGGAAACTGTCGATCTGAGGCGTCGGCCATAGGGCTGCCGTCGTCGCCAGGTTCATCCCGTGCTGGCCCGCTTCCTGCGACGGTGTGGGTTTGGTCTGCCGGTTCTCGTTGGCGCTCGCCCTCGGCGTGGGCCATAGGCGCATCATTTCCGTCCGGTTCCCGCCACTCGAGCGGGTGCCAGAGCAGGCGCGCGGGGTCGGCCAGCTCGTCCCCCTCCCGGATGGCAAGGATGAAGAGCCGCTCACGCTTGTGGGGGGCGCCGACTTCCGCCGCCGTGAAGAGGCCTGCCGCAAGGCGGTAGCCCATGCCGACCAGTCCTGCGGCGACTTCGGGGAAGCCGAGGCGGAGATGATGGGCGACGTTTTCGAGGAAGACGAAGGGCGGCCCGACCTCGCCGATGATGCGGGCGACATGCGGCCAGAGATGGCGTGGGTCGTCAGCGCCCCTGCGCTTGCCCGCGACGCTGAACGGCTGGCACGGATAGCCCGCAGTGACGATGTCCACCGCGCCGCGCCACGGGCGGCCGTCGAAGGTTCCAACGTCGTCCCAGACAACAGCCTGATCCAGGGACGCGTCTTCCATCCGCGCCACGAGAGTGGCTGCGGCGTAGGTTTCCCGTTCGACATGGCCCACAGCACGATATCCGGGGGTGGCGATGGCAAGCCCGAGGTCGAGTCCGCCCGCGCCGGAACAGAGAGAGAGGCCGAAGAGGCATGCGTCTCCGGCTCCGGAAGCATGCCCGGAGGAAGGTAAAGCCAGGTCATGCATGTCACGCGGCAGGTTCGGGTTGGGTTTCTTCAGGCGCGGCCGGGGCATCCCCCAGCCTCTCTGTTCTCACCAGTGCGAAGGTCCGGCCATCGCCATCGAGGATTGCTTCGCGCCCTGTGTCGGCTTGCCAGCGTTCGACGGCCACATCGATGTAAGCCGGGCTGATTTCCATCGCGAACACGCGGCGGCCATTGGCCTCGCCCGCCATGATCTGTGAACCGGAGCCCGAGAATGGCTCGTAGCAGAGGCCACCCCGGGCCACATGCTGGCGCATCGGGATCCCGAAGGCGTCGAGCGGCTTCGGCGTCGGATGGTCGGGCCGGTCGTCCTTGGCAAAGCTGGGCAGCGCCCATGTCGACGGCAGCGTTTCCTCGGCCACCTTCGGCGGCCGGTTCGGGCGGCGCCAGCCCATGAAACAGGGCTCGTGCTTCCAGAGGTAGTGGGACCGGGTCAGGACGCCGCGGTCCTTCACCCAGATGATCTGCTGGTGCACGAAGGCCCCGGCCTTTTCCCAGCACGCTTCCAGCATCGCCTGGCGACGCGAGGCGTGCCAGCAATACCACGCGGCGTTTTCTGCAATTGCTTCCGCCACGGCGGCAGAAATGAAGCCGTCGTAAAGCTCGGCCCCCTGCGAACTGTCGTCCCAGGTCGTGCCATAGGAGGCCGACCAGTCCTTGTTTCGAGTCGGATGGTTCGAACCGTCATAGTCGACGAGGTATGGCGGGTCGGTTGCAAACAGGATCGCCCGCTCGCCATTCATCAGGCGGCGCACGTCAGCAGCGCTGGTGCTGTCGCCACAGAGCAACCGATGTTCGCCGAGGATCCACAGATCGCCGGTCCGCGACGCCGGGTTGCGCGGCGGTTCGGGGATGGTCACCGGAGGCACCGAGCCCCCGGTGCCACCTTCTTGCCCGTCCCCCTCAGGAACGTAGGCCAGCAGCTTGTCCAACTCGCCGTCGGAGAAGCCGACGAGCGACAGGTCGAAATCCTCAGCCAGCAGGTCGTTCAGTTCCGCAGACAAAAGCGCCTCGTCCCAGGTGCCGAGTTCCGTCAGCTTGTTGTCGGCAATGCGATAGGCCCGCCGCTGCGCCTCGGTCAGATGCCCGAGCACGATCACAGGCGCTTCGGTCAACCCAAGCTGCGTTGCGGCCAGCACCCGGCCATGACCCGCGATCAACTCGCCGTCCTCTCCCACGAGGCACGGCACGGTCCAGCCGAACTCGGCCATGCTGGCGGCAATCTTCGCGACCTGGTCCGCGCCATGCGCCTTGGCATTGCGGGCGTAGGGCTGGAGCTTGGCCAGCGGCCACATCTCGATCCGATCCGGGGCAAAGCTCAGCGTCATCAGCGGGTCATTCCTTGGATCAAGGTGGATACCCCTGGCTTCCGGACTCCGGGGTCCAGACTGGACTCCACGCAGGGTCCAGTGGCCACCGGGGGTGTCCAGCTTCAAGGGTTTGAATTTGCAGTGTTTCAGGCGAATTCAGGCGGTGCTGGCTTCCGGGTGGCTTCCCAAAAATCCGGCCCTGTCGCTAGCGATGTGCCGCGCTTCGCCCGCCAGCATACGAATATGGCCAGGAAGGAACCAGAAATCAGTGGGTTAGCGGGATGGACCCCGGCTGGACCTTCTCTGGACCCCGGAAGCCAACCGGAAATCCAGCCGCATCCGCCCAAAAGCAAAGGGGAGAGCGAACCCTTCGGCGCACTCTCCCCATCTTGCCTTCGGAATAGCACGAACATGTTGCAGATGTCGAAGGGAAAAGTGTTGCAACACATTGGAGTCGCTCACGCATTCAGTCGCGCCGCGATCTTGGTCAGCGCCAGCTGCCAGCGTCGCCATGCCGTCGTCCGGTCGCAGCCCATCTCGCCGCTGATCTGCTTCCATGGGATGCGGGCCGCGCGCGACCAGACGAGCTTGCGCTCGGCCTCCTCGATCCAAAGCACCCAGTCCGAGGTCTGCTCCAGCCGGGTGATGGCTGCGGCCGATGGCCAGACCCGCATGGGCTCGGGCTCCATCTCGGCGATCTCGCGGCTGGTGCGAACGATCTGCGGCCAGGCGTTGAAGAACCCCTGCGCCTTTATCGGTGGCAGCTTGCGCAGCGTGCGGAACGCCTCCTCGAAATGATCGGCCACGCAATCGGCCGTCCAGATGCGGTCAGCCATGGCGAACCTCCTTTCCCATCGGGCGACGCCCGTAAAGCTTCTCGCCAAGCTGGCGCACCAGTTCGCGTTCGGGCCAGGTCAGCCGCTGATCGTCGGCCGATACCGCCAGCACGCCCTGGTCGTGCCAGCCCTCGCGCTTGACCTGATCGGGGTCGCGACGCTGGCCGCCATAGCCGTGTGGATGCCACCTCATGCGACACCCCCATTCGTTGCGATGGCCCAGAGCAGAAGCGCGATGGCATCGGCTTCGTTGTCGTCGGCGGGGCTGAAACCAAGGGCACGGGCGGCGGCGATCATCGCGTCCTTGTCGGCATTGCCCTTGCCGGTGGCGTGGCGCTTGATCGTACCGACCGGAACGCCTTCGTAGGGCACGCCCCGCAGTTCGGCCCAAGCGGTCAACGTGGCCATCAGCCCGCCGTAGACATGGGCCGCATCGGTCGCGACATGGCGGCGGACCTCTTCGAACCAGATCGCTGCGATGGGACCGGACAGCCGGTCCAACTCGCCCAGCCAGTTTGTGAAGCGGAGGTATCGCATGCCGCCGCCGTCAAAGCGACCGGGGCGGAAACTGGCGGTGCCGCTGGTAATCAGACCATCGTGGCCGCGCAGGGCCCAGCCTGTTGTGGTGCCCAGATCGAGGGCGAGGATGCAGCGCTGGCTTGAACTGGTGACGGGCAGCAATTCAAACCTTGCGCAGTCGAATTTGGGGATCAAAGTCGTCGCAGCCATGATGGCTCTCCTGTCTTTGGGGGGCTGGTCCTGGTGGAAGACGACGGCGGTCATGTGCTTGGCGGTACGGGCCGCCGTCGTCGGATCGGGGGATGGGGGAGACCTGTCAGGGCGGCCCGCGCGCCAGGCCCTTACGCATGGGATGAGTGGCCCACCCGAGGGTGGGGCCATCCCATACGTAGTATGGAGGTTCAGCACCTAACTGTTCGAGCCGATCCAACACGTTGATTTTGTTGGGGAATAAGACTTCATGAAGTCTTCGGGCATGAGTAAGGGACCTAACTCTTATTTGCGCGTAACCCGTTGATTTCATTGATTGCACAGTTGGCGCTGTCATATGAGTCAGGCCTCACTCATATGAGTTAGGTCGTCTTCCGGCCCATCCTGGTAGACCCAGACAGCCGGATTTTCGACCTGAAGGCTGAGCCCGGACTGGGGGCATTTGAAGTGGCTGGGAAGGACCGGACGGGCGGTCGTGGTGACCTCGCCGGTGGTCGGATCGACCTCCTCGACGGTTGCGCCGAACTGCATGCCTTCCACGCAGAGGTAGCCGAACCGGGAGCGGGTGACGGGAAAACCGAACCCGGAAGGATCCCGCAGGAACTTCACGAAGCCCTTGGTGGCAAGCACGGAGAGGCGTTCGCGGATCGTATGCTTGCTGCCCAGACCACCCCGGTTCTCGAAGGTCTCGGCAAACTGCATGGCGGTGTAGAGGCGCTCGCCCGCCGCCTCATCTAGCAACATGCCGAGGATGACATCGTGCTTGCGCAGCCGTTCGGCGTCGAACCTGGCCCCGACCTCCTTGCGCACCAGCCGCTCGTTCATCGGGTTCAGTTCGACCCAGCGACCCGCCACTTTGTCGATCAGCTTGCCCGGCAGCGCGGGGCCATTGCGCAACTCGATTTCGAGGCGGCGCTGGGTGCTGTCCTCGTCGGGCCGGTGCATGAGCAGCCCCGAGGTGTAGAAGCCGCGCAGCGCGCTGGCGCCAGAGAGGGCAAGGAAGGGATCGTCCTTGACCTGATGTTTGGCGGCCTTGCGGGTGTGGTGGGCGAGGATGACGCCCGCGTCCGGATTGACCGCTTCGCGCAGCACCTCGACCCGGTCCTTCAGGAAGAACATCATGGCGGTGTTGTCGTTTTCGCCGCCGCCTTCGGGGCCGCCATCGAACAGGTTGCGGATCGGATCGATGACGATGATGTCGGGCGGCGTGTCGGGGAATGCGGCCCGGATGGCCTCGGCGATGCGGGAGACGCCGTCGG